AATTATATTCAAATAAATATCTAAGTCAATCCATTTAATTTTAACCCATAAAAAAAAGAGGGACAAAAACTTGTCCCTCTCGTCAATATTAACTAAGATTGATTATCTCAATTCTTGTAAGTCAAACGTTCTAACACCATCAACTGTAATACGTCCATAGAAACGATTGTTAACCATTTTCTTCGCGTATCTTGTCATAATACCTTTAATAGGTGTAAAGTTGAATGGATTATACATTGTTGGAGTCAATTGAAGTGGAACATACGGAGCGTAGATGTAACCAGTATCAAGAAGTGATGTACCTTTGTGTCCAATTAACACTTGGTTAGGTGGGAAGTAAGGATCACGATATACTTGGTATCTACCTGCTAATGTACCCACTCTTTCAATACCCATATTGTATTGGTCTTGCTCAGGAGAAGCATTTGATACGTGGAAGTATTCCAAGTCATCAAAGATTGCAGAAACCTCAGAAGATACAACAATCCAGTTAGCACCACCTCTAAGAGTTGATTTGTGGATTTGAGCAGAAAGTTGGTTGATAGCTGTAATTAACGTTTGGTTCCAGTCCTTTTGAGTGTAAGAAGTAGTTGAAGATAATCTTCTCCATCCGTTGTAATCCCATCTTAAATTCCAAGCGGCACCTTTTCTAAGGTCACGAAGAATTTCTCTATCGATTTCAGCAGCAACTTGTTCAGACAATAAAGCAGTCAATTCAGCTTCAGCATCGATATTATGGAATGCTGCAACGTCTTGAGCAAGTTCAGGAGACCATTGAGCTCTTAATTTTCTTTCAGTTACAGAAACAGTTACTGATTCAAGATCGAAAGAAACTTCACCAATTTTGTCTTCGAATTCTAATTCTTCGTATCTTCTGAATACAGCAGTAAATGAGGTAGCAGAATGAGCTGAGTAAATTGTTGTTCCTGTGTAACCATCCAAAGATGTTGCATTACAATCAGCACAAACTGGACAAGATAAATCAACTTCCAATAAGATACAACCATCAACATTACAAACTGATTCAAAACTACCACCATTACCATTTGTTGGCCAAGTTGTTGGTTGTTTGTTGTAATTTGGATTAACTATACCTCTACCATATTGTTGTGTTACAACTCTGAATAATAAAGATCCTGTTAAAACATCACAAGGAGATGTTGAGGCAGAAATACCAGTACTAGCAACAATTCTAAGATCTGATAAGAAACTTTCAGTATCCATTTCAGAACCATCAGGTCCGATTAATTTTCCATATCCTGTGTCAGAAAAACCACACATTTTGATGATTAATTTTCTAACATTTGATTCTTCAGTAATTTGATAATTAACCAAACTACCATTAGACCAAGTTTGTACTATTGTACTTGCAGTTACAGCAGACCATTGACCTTTTGAATAATCAAACAAACCTGGAGGATTTAAACCAGCTTCATTACCTTCATAAAACAAATCATAAAGATTTTTAGCGTAAGCTTCTGAACCACTATAACCAGCATTTGGATTACCAGGATAGTTACCAGGACTTCCTATTGGTGCAATGTGTTCCCCTGAATATGTGGATGAAGGTGCCCCAAATGTAGAACCTGAAGCATAACCTTGGATTTTAGGTACGAAGTAGAACAATTTACCGATAGGTAAGTTCATAGCTTGTACTGATACGATATCGTTAGCTAACAATTTAGAGAAAACTCTTCTTACGATAGGGAATACAACAGTTTCAAAAGATCCTGACGATCCATCAGAAGTTGCTTCGTTGATAAGGTGTGAAGCTTGGTTTTCATATAACTGAGCTACGTTTTCTTTTAGGTGGCCTTTAAGACCTTCAAGGAATCCTAATTTATCCCATTTGTTAATAGTATCTTCTTTGATAACTTTTAGGTGTTTCAAACCAATGTTACCAACAAGACCTGATTCTAATAATGCTCCCATTTTTTCTATTTTTTTTGGTTTAGTTTATTATTTTAATTTTGACATCAAGTCCTTCATTCTAAGGAACTGAGGATTTTCATATGTTTTTGATTCAATAAGATTAATTGCAGATCCACTTGATGGACTTTTTTGAATTGTTCTTTCAATTG